CGCCCTGATTATTTAGATGACAAGTTTTCCAATCTAGCTGAGCAAGCTAAAGCTTATAAAGAGGTTCGCAAGGCCTTAGGCGCTCAAACAGGAGCACCAGAATCTTATGATTTTGGTGAATACAAAGATATATTAGATTTAAATAACGATCATCTTAAGGATTTCTTAAACTATGCAAGAGAAAATAGACTTTCTCAGGATGCTTTTTCAAGAACAATCAAAACATTCGTGGAATACGATCGTTCTCGATTACCTAATCTCGATGAAGAGATCGCAAAGCTTGGACCAGATGGTGCTAAGCGTATCGAAACTATACAGAACTGGGCGTCTAACAATCTCTCAGACAAGTCTCTTGAAACAATTGGAAAGATTGGAACTAGAGCTGACGTAATAGAATTCTTGGATGAGCTTCGACAATATCAGCATCATCAATCTACAGTTCTACCAACCAGTGATGATGCAGCTGCTGCATTTAAGCCCTTGACAAAAGGTGATGTAGAAGCAGAAATGATTCAGAACTATGACAAGTATAAGAAAGATGCTAGGTATAGAGCTGAGATTTCTAGTAAGTTTGAGCAGGCGGTTGGATGATGGATGAAAAAGAGCGATTAGATTTTTTTAAATTAGCCAAAAAAATATATAAAAGAAATTCTGATACTATAAGCGGCATTTTAAATATACCAATTTTAGAAAGAACCAATATAGATGCCGATTATCTAGCTTATTTGTACGGAACAAATGAAATGTTATCTAATGGTCTGGATAGTCTTTGGCCCGAATGGAAAGATTAGTGTTGGCCGCATCCAGCACAGGATCTCTTTTTGCTCTAGGGCTTTCGTGGCACTTAGATAATGGATTTTTTAATATATGCTTGGATACATTTTTAGGCTGGATATATGTTTCTTATAAGATTGCACAAATCATATGGCCTTAATGTTCCACATGGAACTTGCGTTAAGTCACAAGCGCTGCTAATCTGATAGCAAGTTCAAGACTTACTGCTACCCACTAGCCTCGGCCCCTAACGGCTACCCGAGTCTCCTGGCCCGGAAAGGCAAGAACATTGAAATTAACGGATTAGTTTTTATGTTTTCAGGAGGCCCGACATGGCTTTATCACTTACAAACGTACAACAAACCGAATTCGACGCATTGGTTAACTAGGCCACTATATCAAGCAATTGATATTAGAAAACTGTGTGAATTGCTGGAACATCCTACTCCGAAAGGAAGGACAATCAGCAGCCAAGCCCGAAAGGGAAGGTTCAACGACTAGGCGAAAGCCGTACACTCAAGCGAGTGGAAGCGCACAGGATCCCACAGGGATTAAGATATAGTCTGAACTTGTAGGTAACTACAAGCTGTCGAAAGACGGGATAAGAGTAGCGAACTTATTTGAACATATTGCAAGGCAGAATATCGTTCAAGAGGATTCATATTACGAGATACTATTCGTATTCGTACTGATGTTATCGGCGCTAGTGTCCAATTCAGACGAGTGGGGCAGGTTATTGCTAACCAAGTTGCTTATTCAAATACTATCGCAATTCAAGATCCAGGTTTCGTAGCTCTTACTGCTACGTTACTTAAGTACGCTGCTGGTACTGCGGTCGATGAAATCCAAGATTTAACTGTTAACTTTGACTCCAAGAGGGAGTTAGCTATGGTTGTAGCCATGGCGATCGGTCGTCGAAGTGACCAAATCATTATTGATGCTCTGGGCTTGGGTGCTGTAGCTGCAGGTGGTACGACTATTCTTCCAGCTGGTACCAATATGACTTACGCCAAGCTCAGAAACGTGGTGCAAGTATTTGAACAAAATGCTGTGCCTTTATCAGAACGTTTCATGGCAATGTCTGGTAATAACTTAAGAGCTTTATTGGCAGATGATCACATCACTAATCGTTTCTATACCAGCAATGATACCGTTGTAGATGGAACATTGCAGTATAAAGACCTATTAAGCGTCAATGTTCGTATCATTCCAGATATGACTGAAGGCGGTCTTCCAATCCTCGCTAATATCCGTAACTGTTTTGCTTGGCATTATATGTCTATGGGTATGGGTATTGGGCAAGATATGAGAACTGAAATTAACTATTTACCAAGAGAAACCTCCTGGTTTGTTAATGGATTATTCTTTGCAGGTGCGGTTGCTGTGGATCCACGAGGTATTATCCTTGTACAAGCTGATGAATCCGTAAATCCTTAATTTAAAACGGAGGATTTGGCATGCCTTTTAATGCATCGAACTGGAGTAACCTGACATCTTCAGGTAATAACCAGATAACATTACAGGATGGCACCGTAATAGGTGCCCCTGCCATTTATTCATATCAATCTGCTACAGAAACAGCTGCCACTATTTCGGCAGCTAATTACTTTGCGCCTGTCTCAGATAGGTTATCAGTTAATGATTTAATATGGATTTCAGCTTCAGATTTATCTGAGTGGTGGGAAGTATTAACGGTTGATAAGAATGCAGCGACAGTCACCATTGGACAGAATGTTGGACTTGGAGATGTGACAGGTCCTGCCGCAGCGACTGATAATGCATTGGTAAGATTTGATGGAGCAACTGGAAAGCTCATTCAGAATGGTGTGATTCTTGAAAGCGATACGGGTGATTTAACACTTGTTAATTCTATTGCTAATGCTGACGGAACGATTGCTTTACCAAGTTACACATTTACAAACGATACCGATGTTGGTATGTGGAGATCTGGAGCTAATACTTTAGATTTCTCAACTAATGCTTTTAGAGGCCTTCAGGTTTCAGCCTCTCCGGCTTTATCGGTTAACTATTTAGCAATAGCCGCTTCGGCAACTGGTAATGGTCCGACTATTACAGCCGCTGGAACAGATCCTGTAATCGGAATAAGGTTAGTTCCAAAGTCTACGGGCGCAGTTATTAATAATGTAGGCGCTGCCGCTACACCCTCTTATAGCTTTACCGGAACACTTGGTACAGGAATGTGGTCATCTGCTGGCGGAGTTTTAGACTTCTCAGCTGGTGCCCTTCGTGGATTTCAAGTAGATACATCGCCTGCTGTTGCTGTTGACTATCTATCGGTCATTAGTAGCGCAACGAATGCTGCAAATGCTGCCTTACAACCTTCTTTACAAGCTAAAGGTACCGATGCTGTTATTGATGTCGCGATAGTTGGAAAAGGTGCGACTGGCGGTTTTGCGGTGCTTCCTTCAACTACTGGAGCTGCAGGTTCGATAAAGCTTTGGAATGGTGCTGGCACTTTTTATACAGCATGGCAATCTGCCGCTGTCGTATCAAGTCAGACATATACGACTCCATTGGCATTACCTACGGCTAACGGGCAAGTCTTAAGCTCTACGACAGCTGGTGTTCAATCTTGGGTAAATAATGCAGTTGGTACATGGATTGATCAAACATCAACTCCCGTTACACTCGCTGCTAATACTTCCTATAGTGCCAATAATGCCGGCCTTACAACATTAAATATGCCAGCGACCGCTGCTTTTGGTGATTTATTTGAAGTTGCAGGACAGGGTGCTGGAGGTTGGTTGGTTCGCATGAATGCAGGACAAACTGCTAATCTTAATGGAACGCCAACTACGGTGGCAGGTTCTTTAGCTTCAACGAATCGATACAATACTATTAAACTTGTTTGCACGGTTGCAAATACAACATTTACAGTACTATCGAGTTCTGGCGTAATAACGGTGGCTTAATGAATATACAACAGCAACAGTTTACTTATTCTGCAGTTTCAACTGCGTTCACACCAGGCGCTACTCCTGTCGATATATTTAGTATCACAGGTTCTGCAACTTCAAATGTGTATGTGCAGAAAATGGGAATCAGTACTACCCAAGGTGCAGATGGTGTGAATGCTTTCTTCATCGCAAAGCGTTCAAGCGCTAATACCGGAGGAACATCAGCTGCTCCTGGGATTGTAACTTACGATTCCAATAATCCAGTCGCTACAGCTTCAGTTTTACAATATACGGTAAACCCAACAGGAGCAGGCGTTTTAGTGGGTTATGCGTGGGGAGGATGGGTAAGCTCTCCTGTTATAACGACAGTGAGCGCTGGTTTAATAGGGATAGAGGTAGACTTTGTAACCGCATATGGACAACCTATCGCTCTTTTAAGCGCATCTGAAGTATTGGCTTGGAATTTTAAAGGAGCCGCTTTACCGGGTGGGTTGAGCGTTATTGCTTATGTGGTGTGGACTGAGAGCTCAAAGACTTAGGAGTAAATAATGACTACAAATAGCGCAAATGATATCGGAAGCACTACGCAAACTACAGTGGGAGCTTTAACCGTTGGCTCATTAGCGGCTGGGTTTACGGTAGTTACGGGTGCGTTGGGAGGGACAGGTGTCGCAAATACTGGAAGTACTATTACTCTCGGGGCAAATTTGACTACTACTCCCGCAAATGCGCTTACCTTGACAACCACAGGCATAACAAACGTTACTTTACCTACCTCAGGAACTTTAGCCACTACAGCAACCACTGGGTTTTTGAAAAGTTTTCAAGTGTTAACAACAGGGACGGGAGCTACATATACCACTCCAGCTGGAGTAACCAACTTGCTTGTTGAGTGCGTGGGTGGTGGCGGCGGCGGTGCTGGAGTTGCCGGAGGCGCAACTACTTTTACTGGCGGTGGTGGTGGTGGCGCCGGTGGGTATTGCCGAAGATGGATAACCAGTGCTGCAGCTAGTTATACTTATACTGTTGGTGCTGCTGGAGCAGGCGGAGCTGCAGGTAGCAATCCTGGCAGCGCTGGAACTGCAACCACCTTTAGCGGTGGAACTATGTCGGCAGGTGGTGGTGGTGGTGGCAATAACAATGCTGGAACCACAACTGGAGCGCTTGCTGCCGGAGGTACTGGAGGCACCTCTTCAGGTGGAGATATAAATTTTTCAGGTGGCCCCGGCGTAATGGCAGTTGGGTTATCGGGCCCTTCTTATACCATAGGTGGTGCCGGCGGCAATTCAGTATATGGTGGAGGCGCTAATCAAGTTATTGGCAACGGAGCCGGAACTAATGCTACCGCTAATTCGGGTGGCGGAGGAAGCGGTGGTTCCGAAACTGGAAATGCTGTTAACGTTGCTGGCGGTAATGGTGGTTCAGGATTAATCATTGTTTGGGAATTTACTTAGATTTTACGCGCGTAATTTAAAGGAGAAATTTAAATGGCATTTACAATTCAAACCTGGTGTAGAGCTTCTACTTCAGCAAATGAACCTTTCGAAACACTTGCAAGTGGTGCTTTAGCTGGTTGTTTTAGACAATACAATTATGTAACCGCTGACACACAAGCCGTTGTTGGGGTTTCTGGTTATTTTAATACGGTTGCTTTTGACTTAACCACGGGTGATTATATTAATGTGTATTCTACAGCTGATGCGTTTGCTGTGGTTTATAGAGTAACCAACACAGCGGGCGTTATTACACTTACAGCCGTTGGTGGTGCAGTTCAAAATACCTTGACAATGACTGCCGTACAAGTAGATGCAATGTATGGCGCTCCTTTCCAGCTTTTGCCAGCACCGGGCGCTAATAAGATGTACGTTATAGACCAAGTAGGATTCTCTTTGGTTTATGCTGGTGTTCAATTTGCTGGCGGTGGCGCAATCGCTGTTCAGTATTCTAATACTGTTCATGGTGGTGGTACTCTTGCTACAGCTACACTTGCTGGAGCAACCTTTGACGGTTTAACAGCTTCAAGCACATTTACTTTGGTTCCGGTAACCATAGCGCCTGTTGCTGTTGCGTTAATGGCAAACCAGGGGTTATTTTTGTCAAATGATACTGCGGCTTTCACAGCTGGAACGAATGCAACTCTTCTTGTTTCTACAAGAGCCAGAATTGTAGCAACAGCATAGTCATGACTTAGGGCGCAAGGAGAGGATATGCCTTTAACGAAGGTTCAAATAATCTCTCAGTCGTTAACGCTCATGGGCAAGAAGCCGATTCAGAATCTTTTGAATCAGAGCGATATTGTGACGGCTGCAGATCAAGCATTTGACATGCTTCTCCCTAGCGTCCTATCAACTGGATTTTGGCGGTTTGCGACACGCATTCAAATGTTATCGCAAGTATTACCAGCGCCAATTGGTGGATATTGGACCTTTGCTTATCAATTACCTCCAGATTATTTAAAGTTGGTACATTTGTGGCCTCATAATTATGATTATGAGATGTATGAGAACCATCTTATGTATTCAAACTTTAATAATCAGTTCAGCCCATTATTTATTGAGTACATCTTTGCACCATTGGTTCAGACTCTACCATCCTACTTTACTCTTTATTTTATCTATGAATTGGCGTGTTATTTATCTTTATCAAGCGCGCAAAACATTGGATATTATCAAATACTAGAGCCTAAGAGAATGGGGCAATTAGGTATAGCCTTGGCTGCAGATGCACAGAATAGACCGCAAACGCCATTACAATCTCAACCAATCCTATCACGTCGCTATATCAGCACGTTTGCGAGCGGTTAATGCCTGAAGCATATTATGACCAAATGTGTTTCTCTCAAGGAGAGCTCGATCCAAGAACTCAAGCTCGAGCCGATTGGCAGCAATATTATAAATCTGCTAAACAAATCCGAAACTGTTTGGTCATTCCTCAAGGAGGAGTTCAACGAAGGTTTGGGCTTAACTATGTTGATACAGTTACAGGAAATCCTGCCAATCCGGCCTTTAGCGAATTATCCACGCTTTTATACGACGATAATTCCGTTTATCTTTTGTCCTGGACAGCAACCAGTATTGATATTTATTTAGAGAA